GCTGTGCCGAAGATCACGAGGTCGTAGTAGAACTGCGCGATGGAGTTGTAGAAGTTCGACTCCTGAAGCACTAAGCGGAATAGTCTCTCACACTCAGCGAGCCAGAGGCTGACTGGGGTGGTGAGGGTCGAGTCGAGGCGGCCGATCTTGAACTTGAACCAAGGTTGGGTAGGAGAGGACTTGCCTGACATAAGGCCAGCGGCTAGGTTACGCGCGGCGAAGACGCCTGAGGAGTCAAGGATGTGCTGGTTGATCGGGCTGCCACGGCCCTGTTGGTTGGGAGTGATGACCCACTTGTAACGGCGAGGCAAAAAGTACTCAGCCAACTCACGCCAGTGGGTCCAGAAGGAATAGCGATTGGTTCGCATCCCAAGCAGCCGACCCATTGCGAAGGTGCGGAACTTCGTATCGCTGGTGGAGTTGAAGGGCATTATGAGGTCAAGTCCTCTGGCTTCGGTTCTGGCTTCTTGCGCTTACGGATCATTATAAGATCACTGCCTTTGCCAAAGGCGAAAGCTTCCTTGTCCTCTGGAACGGTCTTTAAGAACTCTTCGTCCGTTCGGCCTTTACGTGCCTCAGCCCGTTCCCAAGTCTCGTTGTATTCCTCAAGCGACATACCAACTTCGTCTAAGGTTGGGATTTTAGGTTTGGCTGGCTCAGCTTGAGCAGTTTGTAGTTTTCCTTCTGCGTGAAGCATCGCTGCCGACATAGCGAGATAGGTTGGGTCTACTGGCGGAGCCTGCGGGACCGTTGGTCGCTGTGGCATCGCCACTACGTTGGAAGGGACACGCATTGGTTAGGCTCCTAAGAGGGTCTTGCCGGACGATGATCCACCACCCCGAAGGCCCGTAGCTGCGGCTCCGCCTGCTACGCCAGAGAGGAAGGAGGACTGGACGCCCCGGCCAGAGGGCTTAGAGGCAGGAAGCTTGCCGGGCTGGGAAGTGGTTGTGTCAATGTTAATGTTAGGAGCGCCATTGGCTGCGCCTGACATGGTGGTCCCGCGATCAATAGCTTTCATTGTTGGGTCTATTACTCCGCGTGAAAGCGCTGAGCTAAGTGGTGCAATCGCATGTGTAGCGGCAGTACCTGCCATGCCTACAACTGAATTGATGGCATTACCGACTGCGTCAAGAGGTTTGGTCATAACTACGCCACCATTCGTTTGGGGTCAAAGGGATTGTATTCGAACTCAACTATTGGCTTCGGCGGGTGATCACCGCCTGCTCGATCGTGGGCCTCAAGGGCGTGAGCGAAGGTCAGGACGAACGCGTCGATGTCATCAAGGCCAACTTCGTCTAGCTCAGGGGAGACTTTGATCAGGTCTTCCTTTGAGAGCAGCTGGACTTCGTCTTTCTTATTCAAGACATACTTGATGCCTTTGAATTGGCGAATCAGGTTCGGGTCGTTGGGGATCGCGCCTGTCTTGAGCCACGCGCGCGCTGCACCGTACATACCGGAGCGCTTGTTGAAGTAGCGTTCGCCAGCGGAGCCGAAGACAGTGTGGGGAGTGTCATCGCGAGAGCCGAATAGGACTTCATAGCAGAAGAGTTGCTTCTGCCGAACGTTGTCAACCACGCCACCACCTACGCCGCCACCGTCGATCATTATGCCATCTGGGCGAAGCACTGTGTGACACTCAAAGACCTTCTCAGCCAGCGCGACCGTTGATAGGCCTTGATAGCGTTGACGCTCGATGGTCCGTGCATCACGACCTTTGCGGGGAAATAGCACACTCGAATTCTTTCCGTAGCGGGCAACGTCAACACCAAGAGCAAGAGGATCGGAAAGATTGCAATTAGCTTCGCGGGTAGCGGCCTCATCGACTTCCTCCGCATTGAAGAACTCCATCTCGCCTTGGCGTGGAAACTCACCCTTGACACGGATGCGGACGAAGTCACTGTCGTCCCCATAGGTCTCGACCCAACGGGCGATCTGGGTCTTGTTGGTGAAGGAGACTTCGCGAGAGTCGATGGAGGCGCTGTTCCAGTACTTGCTGAACTGACCGCCAGAGAAGGACTCTCGGAACCGACCGGTATTGCGCGTTGGGTTGCCAAACATCACCCAGACGATTTCGGTATCAGCGTCAGTGAGGGCGCCTTCGGCCACTTCGTGAATCACGTCGGGGATGGCTGAGGCTTCGTCCATCACGAGTAGGAGGCGCTTGCCTTGGTTGTGAAGGCCCGCGAAGGCTTCGGTGTTCTTCTCGCTCCAAGGGACTTGATCGATGCGCCAAGTGCGTTCGCGGTTGGCGTCTTTGGAGAGCAGGGCCGTGGCTGTGAGGTAGAAGAAGTCCCGACCGATGAAGAGGTTGAACCACTTACCAAGCTCGGCCCAGGTTTTGGTCTTCAGCTGGGTTTCAGTGTTGGCGGTGACGACCCCGCGGGTGTCTGGGGCTGTGGTAAAGGCCCAGAGGATGATCCAGCTAACACAGGCGGACTTGCCGATGCCGTGGCCGGAAGCGCGGCAAATTTGGATTGCTTCGTTCGGCGTTAGCAGGCCCACGCGGATGAGGCCGAGGACTTCAATCTGCCAAGCCTCAGGGCCTTCCCATTTCGCTAGGGTGGTCCCTGCTTCGCCCCAAGGGAACGCACCAAGGACAAAGGCGAGGGGATCGCCCTTGACGGAGGCCAGCCATTCGGTTAGGCGCTCCTCGTCTGTCAAGGCCTAAGCTCTCCTGCGGAGCGGCGGTGATAAGGCCTGTGGGGCCAACGCGGAGCGGGAGGCTTCAACGCGCGGGAGGCTCCCCACAGGATTCGACTGGGATGCGGCGCCCGTCGAATTGGAACGCGAGACGTCGATGATCTTGCCGCTGCGGGCGATGGCGCCTTCGAGGCGAGCGGCGAAGTCGAGGTTGATGTTGACGGTGGATTCACGCTTCTTGCCATAGCCAAGGCGGTCGGCTCCGTCGCGGGCGATTGCGAGGGCCTTGGATACAGGAAGGAGCTCGCCGACCTCGTCAAGGGCGTCGATCTGATCGGAGATGTGACGCTCGGCTGCGACCATGTTCTTAAACAGGAGCGAGTGGTACTCGTCGGCAGAGGCGATGAAGGCGTCGTCGAGCTTGCCCTTGTAGGAAGCAATCAGGTCCTTCATTGCAGGCGAGGCAGCAAGGATGGCGACGCGGTTGTAGGAATAGCCGGTGCGATCGGCAGCGTCTTGGTAGGACATGCCCATGGCCAATAGGCGCGCAACGGAATGGTGGGACTCACGCAGCTTGTCGGGGTAGGCTAAGTTCTCACGCGGGGCAGAGACAAGCAACGCAACATCCTCGCGGGTCAGGGGCCGCGGATCGCCGATGGTGAATGGTTCGCCTAGGCGTTTCGGTAGGGTCAGGAGCGAGAGCCTTTGGTTTCAGCACGGATGACTTCGTTGTTTGCCATCCAGACCTTGAGGTGATCACACTCATGAATGATGCATTGAAGGTCAGCGTCGGCAGTCAACCTTCCAGCACAACAAACCTCAGCGAGGAACTGAGTTCCCGGACGAGCCGGAACGATCATGTCCTCAAGCAGGTGGTTGGTCTTGGCTATGAAGGAAATGTCCATGGTTAGATTCTGCGATTGAATTCCAAAATGGGGCCGGGGGCGGAGCTTCGTCCTCCATTAAGCCCGAGGGTGAAGCCATTCACGGAGATCGTGGTTGGGACCGAGATGGGTCGGTTGGTCTTCAGCGATTCGTTGTAGCGCGGCTTGTAGAGGTTGATCATGCTCCGCTCAAGCTCGTCAAGCTCTTCCAAGCGACAGGTCTTCACAAAGACTTGGTCGAAGACGAAGCCCTTCGCAGGGAGCCAAGTGGGGATGGTCTTGCCCTTGGCCTTGCGCTGCGCGGTGGTCCGGTGGGTGTAGATGCGAGCGTAGAGGCTGCGCGACTTCCCAACGTAGATCACAACGCCGTTCTTGACGAGGGCATAGACCCCCGCCTTCAGAATCTCGCTTACCTCGGCAAACCCCTCTAGCTTGACCTGCGCCACGGCCCAATGCTCCATCTTTCCCAAACATCCTCTCACAGCCCAAAGCCAAAGTCAAGCACAATTATTTTTGTAATAGAGGACAGAAGTACGTACAACGCCTTGCGCACACAAAATATAGCTGGCACCTCTGGCCCATGTCGCGCGCCCGGATTTTGGGCCACGGGTCGGGTGGGGTAGGGCTTTGCTAAGGTCGATGCAAGCAGCGTGCCATTCGAGCGGTAGCAGCGATGCGGTGAGCGCATAGCAGCCATGCCATTGACAGGCGACAGGCAGGCGTGCCATGTTCAGCGGGTCAGCAGGGCGATCATGCCAATGGGCTGACTGAGGAGCGAACATGAACATCCAAGCATTAGCGGGTAAGTCACAGGCGGAATTGTTGGCAATCATTGCCTCTATGCAAGCGCAGGGCGAACGCAAGCTTACGCTGAAGGTTAGCAAGCGTGGCGCGATTAGCCTCTATGGCATGGGCCGATTCCCGGTCACGCTCTATGGTGCACAATGGGATAAGGTCTTGGGCATGGCCGATGCTATCCGTGACTTCGCCAAGGCCAACGCGGCCATTCTGTCCACTGGCAAAGACGACGCACGCTTTGCGAACGTAACCGATGCTGACTAACACTCGGCTGGCGCTAGGGGTTTCACTGGCCCTTAGCGTTGCCAGCATTATCATGATAACAGTGCTCATGCTCCACCACTAACTCCCAAGGGCCAGCCTAACCGCTGGCCCTTTTGCTATTCGGGCTGGCGCTGGCCTCTGATGATCCCCTGATGAAGCCCTGATAAAGCCCTGTTGAACCCCTCATAGGCTGATAGCCCAAACCAGTCCCGTGTGTCCCCCTCGCCCTGCCTCTCCCCCGGTCTATACCCCTCTCCCCTTCCTTCCTAATTTTTTTACTTGGAAGACAGGACAGGAAGGAGAGGGACAGGCACGGGGGTCATGTTCTGGCTATGAGGCTATGAGGGCTTCATCAGGGTTTCACTAGGGCTTCATGAGGGCCACATGAGGCCGGAGCGTCAGCCGATGCAAGGCGCTTGACGCGCGGCGCACGGAGTGGTATGCAAGCGCGTTGCAACAATTGGAGACGGATATGGCATACGCAATTTTAATCGACGGGCTTGGATGGATGCTCAAGGTTCAAACCCCAAGTGGGCAATGGGTGCGGCTTGATACGCTATGCGATAGCAAGCAGCAAGCAGAAGGGCTGCTAATCACTTGGGGATATACTCTTACCACGCCCTAAGTCATTAACTAAACGTATTACACAATGGCCCTTGGCAAATAGCTGAGGGCCATTTGCGTTACAGAGCAGGCGGAGCCGCATCTCACTGGCGATTGCATCGCTCCACCGCCCGCCAATGGCCCTTCAATCGCCCTAGCAGCGTCGCCCATGCGCTGACGCAAGTGGCCTGCTGCCCATGTAGCGCAATCAAACCAAACGCACTGGCGACCGCCCCAGGGCCATTGGCGCCCGTTCGCGTTGCGTTCACTCGCCGTTCACCCTTCGTGCTGAGGCAAGAATCGTGCCAAGTGGTATGCGCTCGGCGCATGGCTGCATTGCAAACAAATCGCTTGATGCTGCACCGCAACATGTGCTAGGCTCATTGCATGGGACAACCATCACAGGAATACTTGCAACGCCTAGCTATGGTCATCATGGCTAGCCCACGCAATGATTTCAACGCTGGCTATCTCTCGGCTATCACTGAAATCTATCGGAGCACATACTCTGACAGCCCACGTTGGTTGATTGAAGCCTGTGCTTGGTACAAAGCCAGATAGCGGCCTAATGCTATCACCGGCCTTAACGCAAGGCTAGGCTCTTTGACAATGGCCCACCCCTCTCGATACCCGGTCAATACGGGCTAAGGGAATGGGCCTACATACTGCCGATAGCTTGCATCTGCCTAGGGCCATAACCTAGGAGATGCAGATGTATATCCTTATAGAGTTAGTGAACTACGCTGATTATGAGCGTGAAGAACATCATAGCCCAATGACCTTAGATGAAGTTAATGCTTCCATCAAGGCCACAGTCAATCGAGAGCAGGCGGCTACCTCTTTCGTATTCACAATCTTACCAAAGAAGTAATCTAACCGGCCCTAGACACATGCAAGCTATCAACCGTGACATTGCCTTCACCTAGGGCCAGAAAGGATATGGTCCTATGAACGCCGCAGAGTTAATCACTAAACTCCAAGCCTTACCCGATCATAGCAAGCGCGTAATAGTTCGTGGCTATGAAGGTGGCTATCATGATATAACTAAGTTTGAGTTTGTTAATCTCAGACTCAACGTGCATAAAGAATGGTACTACGGCAACCATGATGAAGCTCGTGGTGATGAAGACTTTGACGAAGTTGCTATTGAAGTATCTGCTTAATCTAACCGGCCCTAGCTGTAGGCAATGTCACACAATCTGGGATTGCAACGCCGAGCTGAGTGTAAGACCGCTGAGTGTAAGATCATTACCTTGCACCAAGCCCTCAGCTTCGCCCTGCAATCCTACATTGCAGGCAGAGCCTCAACCGATGCTCTGTCCCTAAGCCAAGCTATAGATGTCCGGTGAGTAGAGGGCAACAGCTTGAGCCGTAGTTAGTAAGAGGCTTGCCTCCCAACACTCAGTCTCACTCTGCCCCTCTGTGACCTCAGCTATCTAGGCATAATGCTTGCTTCAACCTAAGAGAGAAGCAATCATGGCTACTCTATCCATCCCAGTGACTAAAGGTAAGGCCAACGTCGAAATCGACACCGACGCCCTGCCCGATGCAGTCTACCAAGAAGCCCTCCGCTTGGGCCTCAAGGAGCTTGCTAATCGCGGCATGTCGAAGGTTACGAAGGCGGCGCACCCTGATGAAGCGGAACTGAAAGCCAAGGCGATGGAAGTCGCTCAGGCCAACGTCGAAGCTATCAAGGCTGGCAAGATCAAGTTCACTGGCCAGAAGGCAAGCAAGGTTTCGGGTGCCGTCAAGACCGAAGCTATGCGGCTTGCACGTAACTTGGTGAAGGATGCGATCAAAGCTTCCGGTGGGAAGATTTCCCACTATGAGGCTTCCGAAATCACCAAGGCTGCGAAGGAACTCCTCGAAGCTGACCAGTCCCTCCTCGTCATGGCCGAAGATAACATCAAGGCCCGCGAGACGGTTGGTAAGACCGAGAAGATCAACCTCTCGTCCATCAAGACCAGCGACAAGCTGGTTGCGAAGGCTGAGGCCAAGAAGAAGGCTGGCGCTTCTACCCTGTCCGCCACTCAGGCTGGCAAGGTGAAGACGAAGTCCAAGGGTAAGGCTCCGACTGAGGCGGCTCAGGCGTAGCTCCAGCGACGAAGCAGACTAGGCCAATAGGCAAATCTGACCTCGGCCCGGTTCAATCTCGCACAATCTAATCTGCCCTGAGTGAGCAATAGGCACCCAATACCTGTGTAAAGATTTGACAGGAGATGGAAGCCTAGGATCACTCAGGGATAATTCTTTCTTTGCAAAGGAATACCCTGCTCTAAACACGCTATCGCCAAGGGGCGTGCCTATAACCCTTGGCTTCTATGGAGTAATCCAAATGACAGACGGAAACATGGCTATCCAAGTTAGCCCCGTTCTCTCGGAGGGTGAAATGAAGTCCTTTCAGGATATGTTCGCTCGCATTGCTAACACCATCACCCAAGCCTCGGAGCTGACGGCCAAGTTCACTGACCTTAGCCATAAGGTCGATGACCTCAGCCACAGCCTTGAGGTTGCTCAGGCCCGCAACTCGAACCTCGACGAAGCCTTGCTTCGGGTTCGGACTGAGCGGGATGAACTGAGTGTTAAATTGCAGGACATGCTGCTTGAATGTGTCGATCTTCGATCAGCCTTGGCCTCTGTGGAACGAGCCAATGCAGCCAATGTCGATACGGCTCAGGCATTGTCTACACAGGCTGCAGAAGCTCGCAAAGACCGTGACGACGCTCAGTTCCAAGTCCTCACCCTTACCGAAGAACTCGATAAGGCCAAGGCTGCGCTTGCCTCGATCCATGCGGCCCTTGGCTTCACTCCATCCACTCCTACCCCTGCAGCTTTGATTGAGCCTCAGCCTACCCCCGAACCCACCCTCCGCTCCGAGCCTGTCTTTGTCGGCGAAGGCGAAGGCTTCAAGGCTGAGCCTGACAAGCCTGCTGAGTATCGCAAAGTCTATCGCGGCGACTCGGACTTCGATCAGGATCGCTGGATGAATGAGCGTGACCATACCTGTTATGGTTTTGCCAATGACTCCGAAGACTCCAAAGCTGATTGGTACAAAGTGCCGGTCTAACCTTTCCTAGCCTACCCACTCCAAGCCCCCTTGGCCTAACAGCCTTGGGGGCTTTTGCTTGTCCTCGCGCGCGTGCGAAGCCTATCAGAGTAAATAAGACTTGACATCTCGACGGTAATATGCTACAATGCTTCTATACAATCAAGACAGGTTAGCCAATGCAAACCTTCCTGCCCTATCCTGACTTCAACGACTCTGCCAAGGTCTTAGACCGTCTTCGCCTAGGTAAGCAGCGCGTCGAGGCTATGCAAATCCTTCGCACTAACCTAGGTCAGAGCGAAGGCTGGTCCCGCCACCCTGCCACCCTTATGTGGCGCGGCCACGACCAAGCCCTAGCCTCTTACCTCGTCGCTGTCTGTGACGAATGGACCTCACGGGGCTATGTAGACTCCTGTGGCTCTTGGGTTTCCACCTTCCTCGACTCCTGCCCAGATTGGGACGATGCAATGCTTCCCCCATGGCTAGGCTCTGAAGCCTTCCATGCTTCGCACCGCGCCTCACTCTTAGCCAAAGACACAAAGCACTATGGCCAGTTTGGCTGGAGCGAAGCGCCTAAGATTGAATACATTTGGCCCACAAAGGAACCTGCCTATGTCTAACTGGCGATTGATTGAAGCGGAGCTTGAGCGTGCTATGGATAGCTTAGGCTTTGAAGTATATACACTCAAGAACAACGGCGATAAGGCTGCGGGTGGTTGCCGATGTGGTGAAGCTAATAGGCTCAACGTGACAGGCTTAGCCAAAGCCTTGGCTGACCGCATGACCCTCACCGCCCGCCCTGTGCAAATCAAGGCTGACCATAAGCAGTCTATTGAGGCCCAGTCATGATCCTTTATTCCGTCCGCGCCATAGCCTCCGGCTATCTCATTGCAAAGTTTGATGAGAACTTCGACGTAGAAGCAACCTACGAAGTCTCCCCTGCCTCCTGCACCTGCCCAGCCTTTCATCGCCGCCAAACCTGCAAGCATCAGGACATCTTGGCCAAGTTCATCACCCGCGAGAAGGTCGATACCGAATGGTTCTACTGCCGCGAAGCGGATAGCTGGCATAACCCATTAGGGCTTGAGTCGATGCCGAGGGTTGACACGCCTGAAGGCATAACCGTTCTCACCTTAGATAATCCAGCAGACCTCCATAACACATTAGCAGATGTCTTTGGTGAGCCTCGGCTTGAGTCATCGCCGCCAACCCCTTCCTCTTTCCGAAGGCGCATCTAATGGCCACCCTCTCCCCTCCCGCTGCTCCACCCTTCGCGCTCCTTTGCTGGACCGACGGACACGATCTCTTCATCGAACTTCCGCTTACCCAAGGCGAAGGCTCCTACGTGGCCCGCTATCCCCTCTCTGAAGGTGGCCTTGCCAAAGCCCTCGCCCATATGGCCCGCGCGCACGAAGAGAACCCAGCGCCGAAGCCCTATCAACACCCTGCTGCCCAGCCTACCGTCAGGAAGTTCTCCAACTTCACCGAGACGCAACGAGACTTGGCGCAGGCGGTGCTACGCAAGCTGAAGATCATTGGCTCAGGAACAAACTAATGGGCTGGATCACCATTACCTCCACTGACCCTGAGCGCACCAAGCGCCTGCAAGCCTTGCTGGACGAAGGCAAGACCCAAGCCGACCTCGATCTCGAAGCCAAGCAAGGTCGTGAGTCCGCACAGACCATCGGCGATTGGGATGCGAAGCATGGTGAGGACAACAAATGACTGAGACAGCCGGCGCAGCCGGGCCCCTCCCCAAGCCAATGACCCTTGATGAAGTCATCGCCGCAGCTATGATCGAAGATTGGTACATCACTAACCTAATCAACCTTGGCCCTAACGATTGGCAAGCAAACATATCCGATGGCGAGTTCGTTGCTTCAGGAACTGGCTCTACCATTGAAGAAGCCCTATGTGCAGCTTCCGACAACGCCTACGAAGGCAACGTCGTCGGTCGCCTTGCGCACCTACCAAGTCCCAAGATCGACCTTCAGCCCTCAGGCCTCCTAGGCTCGCTGGGCTTGCTACGCAAAGCTGAACCAATCAAACGAAGGATATAGGATGCCCTCCGTCCCCACCCAAGGCGAAGCCTTCTCCAAACTCCTCCACCACATGGACGAGATGATGAACCAATGCGCCACCCTTGCCCACCTTCACCGCGCCCAAGCCAACGAAGGCAAATCCCGCGCCATTGCCGATGGCTGGATCGCCGTGGGCGAGATGATGAAGCGAATGCGGTATCAGATTGTTGAAATGGCGAAGGGGAAACTCCACTAATGCCCCTCCACTTTACCAAGAAGAATCTCGAACTCGTCATCGACTCCATCCGCGAAACCACCCGCCTTGCAGCCTTCCATGGTCTGACTTCCGAACAACGTACCATCGTGGCCGATCATCTCGCCAAGCTTCGCCTAGAACCCTCCCTCGACATCCAATTCACCATCAAAACCGACCCTAAGACTAAAGCCACTTCAATCACCTTTCTGATCTCACCCGAGGCCTTTGGGCAGAGGAGGAACTGAGTGTACGATCCAACCTCTGAACAGCAGGCGATTCTCTCCTTGGTCCGCGATACCAAATCCAACATCCTCATCAACGCCTACGCGGGCACCGGCAAGACCACAACCCTTGAGATGATCGAACGGGCCACTAAGCAAGCCCCTATCCTCTATCTCTGTTTCAACCGCCGCATCGCCGAAGAGGCCAAGGCCCGAATGCTCTCCACAACCTCCGTCAAAACCTTCAACTCCATCGGCCACACAATCTGGGCACGTTCAACCAACAAAAACCTCTCCCTCGATGCGAAGAAATCCCAGAAGCTCCTAGCCGACCTAATCAAGGCTTCCCCCAAGCACGTCCAAGAAGTCATGTGGTCCTGCTATTGGGAGGTGATCCAAGGTGTAGCCATGGCCAAAGCCCTCGGCTACATCCCCGAAGGGAAGTTCCCCAACGCACTTCGCCTGATCACGCAGTCGGCCTTCCATTCTCGCTTAGAGGAACAACCAGATGACCTCTCCTCAGACCTCATCGACGAAATACTCCTGCGCTCTATCACCGAAGCCTACGCGGGGAAGATTGACTTTAACGATCAAATATACATGCCCGCGTTGTTCGGCGGTACATACCCGCAGTTTCCTCTTACCCTTGTTGACGAAGCGCAAGACCTTAGTCCGGTTAATCACGCATTGCTTGAAAGACTGGTCAAGGATCGACGCGTTATCGCTGTGGGCGATCCGTGGCAGAATATCTATGGCTTCCGTGGCGCAGAATCAGGTGGAATGGGAAAACTCAAATCCAAATACTCCATGGTCTCCACCGACCTATCTGTATCCTTCCGTTGCCCCTCAGCCATAGTCTCTGCCGCTCGTTGGCGCGTTCCCAACTTCACCGCCTCAAAGGAGGGTGGTCATGTCGAAGTCCTCAAGAGACTGCCTCTGGCTTCGCTGGGTCCTTCTCCTACCTTCCTCTGCCGTAACAACGCGCCCCTTCTCGGAATTGCATTCCGTCTGCTATCTAGCGGAAGGTCTGTCTCAGTGGCAGGCTCAGATGTTGGACCAAAGCTTATCGCACTCATGGGGAAACTTGGCGCTGATGACATGGGACGATCCGCAACTCTCGACGCTATCGCTGAATGGGAAGCTGAGCGCGAGGACCGAGGCTCGACCACGGCGGTTGATCTCGCGGCCTGCATGCGCGTTTTCGCTTCGCACGGGGAAACTCTTGCTCAGGCTATTCTCTATGCTCAACATCTCTTCGCGCAGAAAGGCTCGGTCCAGTTCATGACCGGCCATAAGGCCAAGGGCCTAGAGTTCGACGAGGTCTACTTCCTCGATCCGCAACTCTGCCGCGACGATGAGCAGGACCTGAACCTGAAGTACGTCATCACCACGCGAAGCAAAGACAAACTCTACTTCATCGAGTCAAGGAACATCCAATGACCGCTGCGCGCGCCTACCAACCATCCCGCCCAACCCTCCGCACCCTCGCTCGCCCTCAATGCTGCTACGCCTGCGGCGCTTCGCTCTCCCCACAACTCTTCCGCGGCAATCGCCAGAAAGCCTTCGAGCTAATCCTCGCCAATCCCGGCATCAACGCTACCCAACTCACCGCCATCATCTACGCCAACGATCCCAACGGTGGCATCGCCGACACCTCCACCCTTCGCTCCATGCTCAAGCATATGAAACCAACCATACTCCACAATGGCTACGTCCTTGATTGGAAAGTTGGCCGTACCGGCGGCTACACCCTCCGGACCAATGAAAAGGCTGACGCCTAATGTCCCTCCCCACCTCCGCCAATTCCTACCTCGACTGCTTCGACTTCCTCGACAGGGCGATGGCGGATGCAGTCGGCGCACGGCGACGGGTTGATGATTATTCCTCCGCGAACTACTTCCGCATGCGCTGTCACCAAGCGCGGAAGATCAACCGCGAGGACAACGCCCAGACCTATCCGAAAGAGCATCACATGCACGGGCGGTCAGCGTACGACGAGCTTATGGTGACTCTTGCCGAGGACGACTCTGGCACCCATTGGGTCTATGCGAAGAAGACAATCATTCCCGAAGAAGACATCGAGGGCCTGAGTGGACAGGCTACCTTAGCTGCCCCTACTCCCCAGCTTCAGCTTCCTCCACCACTTCCCAACGATGATCTCCCTGACGAGTCTGTTGTTCAGGAAACACCAACCTTGAGGAGAGTGTGATGCACTTCATAGATGCACTAGGAATTGTAATTATGCTAATCGTATTCTGTGCGGTTTGGACGCACTCCTAATGCCCACCAACGCCCAATACATCACCCTCCTCCGCCCACTCTGGGCGCGTGCCGCTGAGCAAGAACTCGGCCTCGCCATCCCCACCGACAACGTCCGCAAGCTGCAAGGCCTCCTCTACGAAGCGCGCAAGGGCGGACCGGAGGAGTGGCAAGGGCTGATGCTCTGCATGCCGAATGGTGGCAAAGAGGTGTGGTTAGTTAAAAAGACTGTAGACGTCGATGCCTAGCGAGTCAGATAAGCCACTCCGTAAATGTACACTCAACTTATTCCGTGAGGATGTTGAGTTGATGGAACTTGTCTATGGCCGTGGTTGGACAGAACAAGTTCGTGAGTTAGTTCGAATACATCTTCTCTCATACAGGAAGCACATCCATGTCGAACGAGATTGATGATCTCATGAGCCTCGACCCTCTCTCCATGACCAAAGACAACATCGACGGCATCATCACCCACTACCGAACCAAACGCGCCAATGCCGAAGCTGGCATCAAGCCCGCCAAGGCCTCCGGTCCTAAGGCTTCGCTAACCTCGATCATGGACTCGCTTGTGGCAAAGCCTGCGGGTGAGCCGGTAAAGAGGAGGGTCTAGTGTATAAACTCATTATCATGTCTTGGTTTAGTAATGCAATCTCTGGCTATGCCATATCTGGATTAGATTTCTCATCCAAAGCAAGTGCAGAAAATGCTAAAGTTGAATTGCTAAAGGCTTGGGATGGTTACACAAAACCAGTTATTCTAGTGGTACCCGCATGAACCTCATAGCACAAGAACATCAAACCTCCTCGGTCGAAACCTCCTGCTTCCTCCCCGGCACGAAGATACAGTTTGGTTGGGATAGTACAAGCCTTGGCTACCTAAAAACGTGTCCAAGGATGTACCAGTACATTATGATTGATGGCTATGGCGAGGCTGATGAATCCGTCCATCTCCGCTTCGGCATCGAACTCCATACCGCCATGCAGGAATACGCCATCGAGAAGGCCGAAGGCGCTGGCCATGAGGACGCGCTGCGCATCGTTGTCTCCAACCTGCTAGCTCGTACTGTTGACTACGCCCCTGACCCTCTCACCAAGGCCGGCAAATACAAATCCCGTTCCAACCTCCTCATGGCCGTGATCGACTACCTCGACAAGTACGTCACCGATGGGGTCGAGACCTATGTGATGGAGAATGGCAAGCCAGCGGTGGAGCTTAGCTTCAGGTTTGAGCTTCCTTGGGGGCCACAGAAGGCAACCTTGAATGAAGACAATGCTCCTATTGGTGAGGACATAGGTGCAGTAACCCAACCCTACCTCCTCTCCGGCCACCTCGATCGCGTAGTCTCCTTCTCCGGCGACCTCTTCGTCCTCGATTACAAAACCACCATGTCCACTCCCGGCCCGTACTTCTTTGACGGCTTTGCCCCCTCTAACCAAATGACCCTCTACACCCTCGCCTCCAAGGTCATCCTCAACTCCCCAATCAAAGGAGTCATCATTGAAGCCATTCAGCTTATGGTGGACAGCAGCCGGTCTGTTCGTGGCTTTACTTACCGTACACCTGATCAGCTAGAAGAGTGGACAGCCGATCTCCACTATTGGCTCTCGCTCAGCGAACAATTCGCCACCGCCAACTACTGGCCCATGAACGACACCTCCTGTGACAAATTCGGCGGGTGTCGCTTCCGAAAGATTTGCTCCAAGTCGCCTAGCGTCAGGGAGCAATGGCTGAAGGCAGATTTTGTACAACTCCACGAGTCACAACGCTGGAACCCCTTGAGGTCAAGATAATGCCATCACTAAAAGATCACCAATCTAATCAATACACCAAGTTGCTCATAGAGGGCGACTCTAAGGCAGGCAAGACCGGCGCCCTTGCCTCCCTCGTGGCTGCTGGGTTTAAGCTTCGCGTCCTCGACTTCGACAACGGCCTCGATGTCCTGAAGCAATACATCCTCCGCGATGCCCCAGACAAACTCGATAACGTCGAGTTCCGCACCCTCCGCGATGACCGCAAGGCCTCCGCTATGGGCCATGTCATCACCTCCAAGGCCTTTCCTGAAGCCCTGAAGATGCTTGATAAGTGGAAGTACAAAGAGGACGATGTTGAGACTGACCTCGGAGACCCTGCCTCTTGGGGAGCCGACTGCATCCTCGTCATCGACTCCCTAACCTTCCTATCCGACGCAGCATTCGATTGGGCCGAGTCCCTGATCCCTAAAGGCGCAGGCGGCACCTATGACAAGCGCGCGGTCTATGGCAACGCCCAAGGCGCCATTGAGAACGTCCTCGCCCTCCTCACCGACAAGAACTTCGCCACCAACGTCATCGTGATCTCCCACGTCAAGTACGTCGACAATCCCGACGGCACTAAGAAGGGCTACCCTGTCTCTGTCGGCGCAGCCCTATCCCCAACCATCCCGCGCTACTTCAACACAGTAGTTCGGTTCGTCACCAACGGCAACAAGAGGGAGATTGAAACAACCGCAACCGCAATGTTCGACCTAGCCAACCCGAAACCATTTGCAATGGCGAAGAAGTATCCAGTTGAGACAGGACTGGCGGAGATATTTGCCATCTTGCGAAGCACAGAGGAGACTAAGTGATGGATCCTTCAACCTATGAGTACCTGAAACCCACCGCAGCTCAAATCGAGACAATGGCTAAGGTTCGTGCCGCAGCCAAAGTCTATAACGATGCCCTCGATGAACTCCTTCCCGATGGTCCCGACAAGACCTTCGTAATCCGCAACCACCGCTCCAACGCGATGTGGGCCAACGTGGCAATCACACGCCTACCAGATGGGACACCCCGCGATGCCTAAGAACAAAGAAGACGCCGTCTCTGACGCCTTCGACACAATCCGCGAATTGATTGAGTTCCACTCATCGCTAACCGCGATGCTTCCCACCACAACCCCACGCGAAGGAGTAACCAAAGTCCTTACACAAATCGAAACACACATCTCAGACATCCTTTCCACCTTTGACTTTTCCCCAGACGAAACAACGGAAGAAGCATAACATGGCTGAAACATTCACCTCAATCCTCGATCGCCAGTCCTCTGAGATCGAACGTCCGAAGCCGCTGCCGGTCGGCACCTACCTCTGCATCGTCAAGGGCCTCCCGCGCTACGACAAGTCCTCGAAGAAGCAAACCGACTTCGTCGAGTTCAATCTCGAAATCCAGTCCGCCGAAGAAGACGTTGATGCGGACGCGATTGAGGCCTTCAAAGGCGGCGTCGTAGGCAAGTCCGTCAAGGACACCTACTACCTGACCGAAGAAGCCGCCTTCCGCGTAAAGGACTTCCTTGAACACTGTGGCGTCGAAGACGAAGGCACCCTGCGCTCGCGGATCGAACAGACCCCCGGCTGCCAGCTGAAGGTCTTCATCAAGCACGAGCCGTCGCAAGACGGTCAGACTATGTTCGCCCGTATCGGCAAGACGATGGCAGCCGACTAATCCCCATAGGGGCTAGCCCTTGGCAGGTCCCTAGCCCTTGTCGATCCCCAGCCGGTTTAGGTTCCTCGTGGCTGGCTGGGGATTTGCTTTTCAACCTTAAGGAGAGATTGATGCCTGATGAAACTCTACGTGTTACAGATATTGACCCTCATGCTTGGAAGAAAGAAATCCTCAACTCCGCACTCGCTGCCGTCTGCGGCGAACGCGCCCTGAACTACGGCAAGCCAGAGGCCAACTTCGCCCGCATTGCCGTTCTCTGGAATGCCTACAACCACATCCGGGCGAAGGACCAAGGGATCGAAGATCACAACTTCCAAGTCACGGAGTGGGACGTGGCCAACATCATGATCCTAATGAAGATCGCACGCACGATGAACCAGCCGAACCACAAGGACAGCTGGGTGGACATTGCAGGCTACGCTGCGTGTGCCTTTGATATTACTCATGATATGAAGTGACGCTATGGAATTTTTCTTGCTTATATACATAGCGACAATAGTCACTGTGATCTTAATTGGCTTAGCCATTATGTCAAGCACCCTCAATGACTAACAAACCAATCATGCTCATTGGTGAAGCTTGGGGCGAGAACGAGGCCCGTATTAAAGCTGGCTTCTGTGGCGCCAGCGGCCTCGAACTCCTTCGTATGCTTGACGAAGCTGGGATCATCGCTCTTACCCCAACCGACCGCGAATACATCTCCTCCTTCTGGAACGGTGGCGATCCCCGGATGCTCGACATGGTCTGGCGCCTGCATCCGGAAGTCTACCGCACCAACGTCCTCAACCTTCACCCACCCGGTAACAACCTAGAGGCAATCTGTGGCGGAAAGAAAGAAGGCATCGTGGGGTTCCCGGCGATCGTCAAGGCTAAGTATCTCCCTCAGACGTTTATCTACGAGCTTGAACGACTGGGCGAGGAGATTGTCACTGTGGACCCCAACCTTATCCTTTGCCTCGGCAATACTCCTCTATGGGCTCTTTGTGGCAGCACTGGTGTATCAAAGCTTAGGGGGACCACTCGAATCTCCACTCATACCGCTACAGGCTTCAAGGTCCTTCCCACCTATCACCCTGCTGCCGTGTTACGTCAATGGGAACTGCGCCCGACCACGGTGATGGACTTGGCGAAAGCCCGTCGCGAAGCTGAGTACCCTGAAATAAGGCGCCAACGTCGCGAAATCTGGATCGAGCCAGCCATCACCGACATCAAGAGGTTCATCAATGACTACATTATCGGATGCAAAATCCTTAGCGTTGATATTGAAACGGCTGGAAATCAAATTACCTGCATCGGGTTCAGTCCAACACCAACGTCTGCTATCGTCATTCCATTCTATGACGAACGAAGAAAGGGGCGCTGCTATTGGGAGTCTAAAGGTCTTGAACTTGAAGCTTGGGCTCTTGTTAAGGACGTCCTTGGCGATCCAACAATCCCAAAGGTCTTCCAAAACGGTCTCTACGACATCGCCTTCCTCTGGCGAAGCGTAGGCATTCCTGTCTTTGGAGCGTCCGAGGACACCATGCTCCTACACCACGCTCTTCAGCCCGAGGCCCTAAAGGGCCTTGCCTACTTAGGTTCCGTCTATGCCGACGAAGGCGCTTGGAAGAGTGATCGAAGCAAAGGGTCGGATACAATTAAGAGGGATGCTTGATGCGCATCGTCCGCACCGACCAAGATCGCCCGGCCGAGTTCAAGGGCCAAATCTCTGAATGGATTTACAACGGACTGGATTGTTGCGTCACAGCCGAGGTCCTTGAGGCCCTACTGCCACAACTAGATCAGCATACGGGGCCAACCTACGCCTTCTCCAAGGCCCTCCAAGGCCCTGCCCTCGAGATGCGCCTTCGCGGCGTCCTCGTCGACCCTGTTCGCAAGGCCCGGGTCATTGACGAGTTCTACGAGAAGATCGAGTTCCTCAACGCCAACCTCGACCACATCGTCCTCGACGGCGTCGGCATGCCGGGGTTCAACTGGCGAAGCAACGCCGATCTGCAATCCCTATTCTACGGTAAGCTAGGCATCCCACCCTTCAAGAAAGGCGGACGGCCGACTGTCGATCGGAACGCCTTGGAGAAGATGGAATCCTACATCATCGCTCGCCCAATCATCCGGCACATCACCGCGATGCGGGATTTGGCGAAGAAGATTAGTGTACTCAAAACGGAGATAGACCCAGATGGAAGAATGCGAACTAGTTACAACATCGCTGGTACTTCAACTGGTCGCTTTAGCTCAAGCTTCTCCGAATTCGGTACCGGAGGAAATCTACAAAACGTGGAAGAAAGTCTACGGTCGATCTTCGTCTCTGACCCCGGCTACAAGTTCGCCAAGTTCGACGCCAAGTCCGGAGAAAGCTACGTCGTCGGAGCCATCGAGTGGAACCTCTTTAGGGACGGTATCTACCTCGATGCTGTTGATTCTGGAGACGTGCATACGGCAGTTGCTCGTATCTGTTGGCCCGGACTTGGATGGACCGGCAATCTCAAGTCAGATAAAGACATTGCAGAACAACCTTATTACCGGCACTATACTTATCGATTTATGTGCAAGAAACTCGGACACGGTTCTAACTATGGAGGTAAAGCTGCGACGTTATCTCAACAGGCCCAACTCCCCCTCTCCGTCGTAACCGACTTCCAACCCAAATACTTCCGCGCCTTCCCTGCCCACATCCGCTGGCAGAACCACGTAGATGACACGATCCGCAAGGTCGGCACGATGATCTCCCTGACCGGCCGCAAGCGCCAGTTCTGGGGACGGCGCAACGATGAGAAGGTCCTCCGTGACGCAATTGCCTTCGATCCTCAATGCTCCCTAGCCGACATTGTCAATCGAGCCATGCTTCGTATTTGGAACGAGCATCGAGTAGTGTTGATGTTCCAAGACCACGACGCCCTCACCTTCGCTTACCCAGAAGAAACAGAAGATGAAATCATCCCATACCTACAGCAAGCCCTTATCGAAGAAATCCCCCTCGCACACAACCGAACCATGACAATCCCGTATGACTGCAAAGTAGGTTGGAACAAGGGGGACTTCGATGCAAAGATCAATCCAGATGGCCTTCGTGACTACTATCCGGGCGACAAAGGCCGCAAGCGTAGCCCCAAGGTCCACCTCCTCGATCGTTGAGGTGACCTGTGGCTAAACCACCAATCAAACGCAAGTGCGAGAGTTGGGTCGAGACATTCATCGACCACAACTCCCACATCGACTCGCCCAAAATCTTCCTACGATGGGTCGCCATCGGCAC